GTCAGCTATATTAAAAGTAATTGCACTCGGAGAACTAAATGCTCCGGTATATGATCCTGGTGCAAATGTAATAGTACCAAAAGGTACGTTATTTTTTAATATTCTAAGTAAAACTGTGCCAGTAGCTGGAATTTTACATTGAGCTAAACTTCCTGCAAAATTTGCCTCAAGCGTGAATATTCTCACAGCCAACATACGTAATACAACCTCGTTAGTAAGGGGTTGACCGTTGATAAAATTAGATATATCATAAGTTGAAGGACCCGATGGTCCTTGGACACCTTGTGGTCCTTGGACACCTTGCGGTCCTTGTGGTCCTGCAACACCTTGATTTCCAATAGGTCCTTGGTTACCTTGATTTCCAATAGGTCCTTGGTTACCTTGATCACCTTTATCGCCTTTTGGTCCTGATGGTCCTGGAATATTACTTACACCTTTGTCACCTTTTTCACCTTGAGGTCCGCTAGGTCCTTGGTTACCCTGATCACCTTTGTCACCTTTTTCTCCACGATCGCCCTGAATACCTTGGCTACCTTGATCACCTTGTTCGCCCTTAGGTCCTCGATCACCCTGAATACCTTGGCTACCTTGATCACCTTTTTCACCTTGAGGTCCGCTAGGTCCTTGATCTCCTTTGGCTCCTTGATTACCTTTTTCTCCACGATCACCTTGAATACCCTTAGGTCCTTGATCACCCCGATCACCTTTCGGTCCTCGCTGACCCGGGTCTCCCTTAGAACCTCGATCGCCTTTTGGACCTATAGTTCCTCGTTCGCCTTGATCACCCTTGTCACCTCTCGGTCCTTGGAATGGTCCAACATCTAAAAATCCAGAGACACTGCCTAATAAGTTAGAACCATTTTCAGTCCCGTTATAAACCCATAAATGCCCGGTATCGTCCGCGATCCAAGAATCACCTATTTCTGGATTTGGGTCTACACTATTAAAATAGGTAGTAGATGCTGTTGGTATTAAACCTAAAATAGAAATATTTTTTCCTGTTGGGCCAGTCGGGCCCGATGGTCCTACCGGGCCGGATATTTTACCAGCATAATTCCATGTATTATCTGCTCCCCAAAACCATAAATCACCTGTGTCGGCTGTGATGTAACCATCACCGAGCTGTGCTATTGCAGGAAGCTGTACATAAGTACCAACTGATCCTTTTAAATTTATACTAACTGCAGATTCTCCTCGATCCCCTTTTGGACCGGACAGACCTTGGGGACCTGCAACTCCTTGAGGACCTTGGGGACCTGCAACTCCTTGAGAGCCAGACGGACCTTGGGGTCCTAACGGTCCACTCGGACCATCTGAGCCAGTAGCACCGGTATCTCCCGGCAGTCCTTGCGGACCGGGATCGCCTTTAGGGCCAACATCTCCGGCAGGGCCTTTTGGTCCTACAATTGGTCCAGCGTTGTGCCATGTATTATCTGTTCCGCGAAACCATACATCACCGGTATCAGTTGTAACATACCCATCATTGGGCTGTGCTATTACAGGAAGTTGCGTATAAGTACCTACTGACCCTTTTAAATTTGTACTAACTGCAGATTGACCTTGATCGCCTTTTGGGCCAGCCGGACCTTGATTCCCTTGATCGCCTTTATCCCCTTGATCGCCTTTATCCCCCTGATTGCCAACATTTCCTTGATCGCCTTTTGGGCCAACTTCACCTTGGGGACCAGATGGACCTTGTGGTCCCGGAACTCCTTGCGATCCTATCGGGCCTTGATTTCCCCTAGGCCCAATATCTCCCTGGGGTCCTTGAACTCCTTGTGGTCCTTGGACTCCCTGGGGTCCTTGAGGGCCTACAATTTCTCCGACATCCTCAAATCCGGCGACTGGACCTGTTTGATTATAAACCCATAATCGTCCTGTATCAGATGCTATCCACCCATCCCCTTTTGACGGAGCAGGATCTATAGAATTGAAATTAAATTCAGATGCTGTAGGAACACTACCTATAATATTAACACCGTAACCGTCTGCACCGGACGGACCTTGAGGTCCTTGTACTCCGTAAACACCGGTAGGTCCGCGAGGACCAGACGGGCCTTGAACTCCCTGTGGTCCTTGAGGTCCTTGAACACCTTGAACACCTTGAGGTCCTTGAACTCCTTGAGGTCCTCGAACACCTTGAGGCCCGGACGGACCTTGAGGGCCAACTAATGGCATTCTAACGCCATTACGATAAACAGATCCTGTAAAATTTATATTTCCGTAAATGTTTAATCCCTGCATTACTATATTATTAGTAAGAGTAGAATTTGCATTAGATACAAAAGATTGATAAGTAGGAGGATCTATTGTAAAAGAAGAATTTGAAATTAAACCAAGAGTAATATTATGATTTTTTAATAATGCAATTTGCTGAGTTTGATCATTACCCGGAAAATCGTTAACAGTAAAATTAGGCAATTTCCAACCTGTATTATTTTGCTCTTCAAACGTTGGTCCAATAACATCGTACCCGCTAGATAATTTAATTTTTAATTGTTTTGAATTAAGATCAAACCATAAATCCCCAACTAACTGGCTATTATCGGGAGTCGACGATACCGTTGCTCCGCCAATAGGAGTCCAAATTCCTTTGTATATTTTTAATCGTTGAGTTGTGCTGTCGTACCACAGTTGACCTTGTAACGGGCTTCTTGGATTAGGATCTCCTGCTGAATTTGATAACAATCTAACAAAATTATTGTTAACATATTGACCATAGGAAATTGCATCTCTTCCTACTAATGCTAAAGATGTGGTATTTTGATCTACCGTAGTATCTGCTAGTATGGTTAAAATTGTGTTATTAGGATTTAAAATATTGTATGACATATTAAGTTTTTATAATGTAATTTACGGAAATCCCTTCAGCTTGGGTCGAATGCCTCATATCAGGCAAAACAAAAGAATTGCCCGACCCGCCGTATGTATATTGTATCACTGAAAATAAATTTGGATAATCAGACGTCGATTGCCCTACCCCATTACACAATAACCATCCGGGAGGAGCAGTGTTGCCCCCATATGGCATCATCATTCCCGGTAAAAAGATATTATTTACTAACTGAAATAATTGAGTAGGATTTGTAGAATCGTATGCCAATATACTTGTAGTAGTGCTATTGCCATTTGTTTTTATAGGCTGTTCGTAAATTGCCGCACTGGTTAACTGTACATCTATACTTTTTCCAAGATTTAATCCGTCCACATCTCTAAGATAGCCGTCGCCGTTAAATATAAATTCATCGGAAGTTACTGCTCCCACAATTTGAGCATGCGTGTAATTTGTTAATTGGCTCGCGGTATTTGCTGTACCAATTAAGCTTCCGTATAAGTTTGTTGTTGCAGTACCCACATTCTTGGCATAAACCGTTCTAAACGATGCTGACGGACTTCCAATATCAAATGTATTTGTTCTCGGAGTGGAAGCAGTACCTGGCAATATAACAGGACCTGCTTGCCCATTGTTCCAGTTACAGTATAATTGTCCCGTTACCTGAATGTCATCTCCAGAATAAATTTTTCCTTGATTATTGATATCACCTGCAACATTTAGATTAGCTAGCGTAGAAATGTCGTTCGTAGCAGTTAACGATGCTACCGTCTGTTTTCCAGATACTATTAAATCAGTTGCAATCTGTGTTTGCTCAGCACTTACTGTGATTAAATCAACACTATTAACCTTTAAAATTATTTTGCCTAACGAAGCACTATTAGATATAATTGTATTATTTTCTAAAAATAATATGTTTGATGTTTCTGAATTAACCGTTGAAGAAAATATTAATCCACCAGCTGAACTATTTTGTAAATTTATTTTTCCCGTGATAACTTGGCCAGTTTGACTTGAATCCTCTTTTCTTAAAAAGTTCCCTGCGGCAATAACAGTTGTTCCTTGAAATTGAATATTAGCAGTATTAGAAATATCTAAATATCTCGATACTAACGACATACCATTTATAATTGCACCCGTTGATAAATTAATTCCTTTAATTATAGGATTAATTCCAAATCCGCTAATAGCTTTCTTTGGTGTAAACGAATCATTAGAAATTATAGATATTACTTTACCATTTACATAATTTTCAATTACTTCGTGACTCCTTGGAGGAATTTGGTTATCGGCTTCGATAGTCGGAAAACTACCTGTTGTAGTATTTGTTGCAATTATATTACCGTTGCTATCAACAGCTAAATTAGTAGCGCAAGGGCCGATTAATGTCCAAGAATTTTGATTATAGATTTTAATTTGATTAGCTAATGTATCTACCCAGATGTCGCCATTTTTTAAACCGGCAGTATCGGAAGTTTTAGGATCAGTAGGTTGTTGATAAATTCCGTTGGCATTGGGCCATCTTACTGCACTGGCGGTACCATCCATAATTTTTAATACTTTATTATTAATATCACTGGTATCGTACCATAACTGCCCTTCAATCGGATTTTCTGGAGGTGTAGGGCTGGCAAAATTTTCCAATAAATGTACAAAGCTTTCGGCAAACTTTTGACCATAGTTAGGGTAGCCTTTTCCCACTAATGCTAAACTAGTGTCGACTGCATTTATACCTGGAGGAAAATCAGGAACTGTTATAGCTGTTTTAGTCGGGTCTGAAAAGTTTATTGTTAGGGGCATATTACATTCCAGCAGTTAAACTTTGAATACGCACTGTATATTCTATTTGTATCATTCTGTTTAAGGATTTCTGTACAGGATGAAAAATAACATGAGTTAACAAGTCCCCAGTACCTACACCATTTGCACTATACGCTTTTAATCCTAATTCGTCAAATATAAAGTCACCCGACGAATCTGTAGCATTGTCAAAAGCCGCCTGTCCCGCAGGTTCTCCGAAATCTAATAAACAATTTACTAGAACATCTGCGTAAGAAGTACCGGCTACATGTCGCACTTCCATGTAATTTCTTGAAGGGTCTTTATCAGTTGATTGTTTTGCATCAATTGTTTTAGCATAAGTTTGATTATACAAATTGGCACTGATGCCAACGGTATTTGGAGTTAGGTATGTAATAATACCAGTTTGATCTACTCTAGTTCCGCCATTACTAAAGCTCATATCTACGATAAATCCGTACCCTTGATTACTAATACTCTGTGCAAGTGATACAGCAAAATTTTCGTAGTGAATTGCGTTACGCTTATTAATAAACACTTCTTTAGTCACAGGATCAAATATTTTTATGTGTCCTTGTATACTAAAAGCGCCTTGTTCGTTGGGTTTTGATGGTTGTGTCATGTTAGATTCTTTCGGTAACGGTTGTGTGTTTTTAGTATCCATAGTGATATTTATGTTGGTTAAAATTGCGTTCTTATTCTATATTTATTACTAGACTATCAGTTAGTTAAAAAACTTAATTATCCTCAATTTCCTCCGTAATACCAAATGTCGGGTAACTTTGAAGGTTTTTCTTGTAAAAATGTTGCCACTAGACTTGTCGAAGTATTTAAATAGTTCCAATCCGAAAGAACGGAAGTTTCTTTCTTTATAATTACCACTTTGATATTTGATTCTACACCCCCAATAATATTTAAAGTTAGTGTCTGTGTTGCTGTGTCGATGTCAAATTCTGGGGGGAGATAATTTAAACCTTTATAGACATAGCCATTTACTGCGTCAGTCGATAAAGAATTTTCATAAATCCAAACCTGATTGGTTTCAACAACACGATATGCATCTCCTATATTTGCCCCGGTTGGTAATAAACTCACTGTAGAAGTTGTCATTATATTATATTCAGAAATAAGATTATCGTCATATGATAATGTAGTATCTTGCACAAAAATACCAGATTTTCTAAGAGGTCGGCCTCCATAAAATACCAACACTTGATCAACCGCAGGAATTTCAGAATTTAATATTATTCCGTTATTTAAGTTTGTTGATGTAGAATAAATTTGATACGCAGTAGTTGATGCTGTTGTTAAAAAGGATTGCTGTAATACAGTTTCTCGAAAAGGTATGTTTTGTTCATTGCTTTGATCTGTGACTCTTGTGCCTGCTTCAAGATGTGCATTAGGACTTGTACCAAGAGTTCCCCTACGCAATTGACTTAACACATTGCCATTTATTTGATAAAATTCAATTCTTTCCCCTTCGATTATTACTACGCCTGGAATTTTTTTAGAAATAATCGGTCTGGTCAGTACTAACGCATTTTCAACATAAATTTCAGTGTCTAAAACATCTAACGGTTGTGCTAATGCTGTAGAATTTTCTGCTGACAGTCTCTTAAAGACCGTTCTATTAAAAATATCATTAAACATTCTAAATCCAACAACTTTGGCATTTAATCCTTGATCGCTAATACTAATAATTTCAACTCTATCGTCCTCAGTTAAATGATACCTATCACTTATTTGAACGGTTAATCTATCGCCTAACACGGTGTAGTCAAGTGTATTAACTAACGGAATACCATTTAAAATTATCCATATATAATTATTATTCAATATAGGTCTTGCAACTTTAAATCTTCCTATGCTATTTCCTGTGTAGGTTGTAGTTTCTATCATCATGCTATCATGATTGGTGTAGGTTATTACATTTAAATCAATGTTTGTAACAGGATTTACTAAAGTAACTTGTGAACCAACAAGATCATAATCATAAAACCCTTCCGGGAGCCAAAGAATAGCAACAACGTCATTAATTGCTAATAATTGATTATTAATAGTTACAGAGTTTTGATCAAAATTAACATTGTAGTCGGTTTCTTTAATAATTTGTTGACCATTTACATAAACTCTTACAGTATCAGGATTATAAGAATAGTTATAATCATAGACATAAAAATCTACAATATCGCCAGGTTTCATAGGAACCAGCGTAGTAGCACTAAAATATATTTCATCTTTAACATAATCAATATCATTTATAATTACATTAGTGTTTGTTCCAAATAAATTATTGCTTGTTCCTACAATTACTTTTCCGAGGTGAAAATTATCTACCGATTGAACTTTTATTGCATTAGATCCTACAGGAACCACCGTGGTTATATTTTCAGTTACAGGCACATAATTTCTATTTTGAGGAAATTTTTGTTGAGGATCTATTAAGAATGTAGCTACCTGCAAGTTAGTAATATTGTAATAGGTTACAGGAGGAGGTAACATTATTTTAAATCCTGTGCCTGTATTAATTTCAACTATTGCCTGCGCCGCCTCTGGAAGAATAATGCCGGGCGGATATTCTAAATCAAATATAGATTGTGCAGTGTTGTTTACTACAAATGTCTGTTGATTAATTTCATTAAACAATTTATAAGGATTGCCAAAGAACCAAGAATGTATATTATTGTTACCTTGTGGTAAATTATAAACTGTTGTAGCGGCTCTATTATTTTGTGAGCTTACTGGACCTAATTCAAAGTAAGAATATGAGGCAGTTGATGTCAGATGAAACCCTAATGGTTTTTTAGGAACACTTTTACCATTTAAATAAACTATAGCATCTTTAACAGTATTAGTATCTGACAAACTTTGTACCTGACCGATAGTTTGATTATTAACAAAATCCTGTGAAGAACTGTCAATAACACCTCGATATGTACCGTATGCCTCGCCGCCAATACTTACAATTCTATAACCAATGTTTCCGCCGGTCGATTGTGGGGCAATTATTAAGGTATTATTAATCCAATCAATTGTAAATTCTGTAGAATCGATATATTGAGTAAAATTTGTATCGGTACTATACGTAAACAGTTTGTTTTGATAGTAAACTGAAATACTAGCAGAATTAGTTGGTTGTATTGGCAGCGATATAGTAGTGCTTGCATTTTTATTTAATGGTGCATAATTAGAAACAACCGTCGGAGCACTTCTATCATTTATAGTATAAACATTTAAAGAAAAACTATCTAATGCATGCCCTGGTACTAGTTCTTCCGGAGCATGACCATAATCCGGAGTAAAAAATCCAGATCCGTCAATGTTGATATCCTCTGGGTTAATTCCCAGCGGGTTTAAAATAATTCCGTTATCCCAACTTCCGCCGTCTATATTACTGTCGTATAAAGAAGAATTCGAATCGAATGTCCAAAATTCAACAGTATCTCCTATATCTAATCCTGCAATTAATGGAGCACTTAAAAATACTTGGGACGTATCTTGATCAACTCCAATGACGGTTACATCGGTGGCGGTATTAAGTTTAATAGCAGAATTTTTTATTCCAATAATGTTAACTAATTGTCCAAGTCGAATGTTTTTTGTAGAATCTACTGTTATTTCATTATAGTTAATAATAGCAGTAAACCGTTGATCATTATTTCCATATCCTCGCATATCAAGGAGCCCATTAGTACTTTCTTGATTAAACGCATTAGTTAAAGTATCGTATAAAGAAAAAGTATTAGAATTAATTACTCTTATATAATAAGTGTGTTTATCAAATAACCCGTCTATTGGTTTTTGATCTTCGGCTGAATATAATACCGGTGTTCCTGTTAAAAATCCATGATTAGGTATTGTGATAGTTTTACTAGATAAATTAATAGAGTTTGTAGGAACTACTACATAATTATCTAGTCTAGGGGCAGGAACTGCTTTTATAACTTTTGAAGAATTATAATAGTTTGAATTATCTGCAAATAGATCCTTTCCAAAAATAGATGCAGATTGATCCCAAATTAAAGTATAATTGAATGGCAATGACTGTATATTTGTCTTAGGGAAATCAACCCCGGTCATTAATTGTCCCAATTCAATACCTGGCATGCCGGATGTTGCTGTATAAAAATTTTAAATTCTTTCTGTAGCATCAAAAATTTCTATATTTTTATTATAAGTAACTGATAAAATTTGACCTATACGCGGTGTGTAATTTAAAAATACAATTTTATATAATTTTTTTGAATAGCCATTGATCGTTTCAGTATAAAACTTAATTTCAAAATCTGATAAAAACACATACGATCCGTCAAGCGTGATTATTATATCAGATTTCGTTGGATCGGCTAACCATGATAACATAAATTCAGTAGCATGACCGTCGCACTTAAAAGTATCGACTGCTGTTGTAGAATTGATCGAGTTATTAACTCCTATTCGATCAAATTTCATTCCTATTAAATTAGTACGGATCGTACCGTTTGCTAATTGTGCATAAGCAACCGCAGGCGTTACATCAGGATCTGTACTATGTATTATTACATTAGGAGTTTTTAAATAATTAGCGCCGGGTGATAAAATAACAATTTGACTAATTTTTCCCTTTGTAATATATGCCTCGGCGGTCGCTCCTGACCCGTAATCACCCGCGGCTGTTTGTATTTCAACTATTGGTCTATTGATATAATTATTTCCAGGATTGCCGATACTAATACTCTCAACGTAAAATTTATAATTGTCAGCCCATGCCTTCCAAGGATAGGTATTTAAAATAGTATTACCTAGTTCAATTGATTGGTATTGCCCGGTTGCAGTATTGTACACTGCTGGTAGATCAAAGTCTGTAATGAATGACCTACTTGGATCAACATAAGTGTGATTTGTTGTATAATTTCTTATTTGAGTATGGTACGGTTTTACTTCAGAAATATAATCAATAAAATAAGAAGAGTTTTGTAATTTGTAAACAGGACGCTGATCTAAATTTCCGGCATAGTTTATTACATTTATAAAACTTGTTTTAAATGCCCAGTCAAGTAATTTTTGTTCTGTTAAGGCATATTTTACCGCACTAAAGAAAAATAAATTCCAGTTGACTTGCAATTCGCCGACAAATATGTCAGTTTTTAATGCATCTAAGATATTTACTAACTCAATGTCTGCTGTTTGATCAAATAATGTTAGATCATAGTTAATATCGCTAAATGCAAGATTGCTAGTATTACTAGCCCATAACGCATCAGATAACTGTATAGTTCCTTTTTGTTTATAAACTAAATTATAATCATTATTAAAAGTTCCAGTTCCTGTAGAGGTATTTTCTAAAATTAGATAATTTCCATCACCGCCGTTTGATACTTTAACATATTGATTAATTTGTATATCCGACAACGATGACAGATAATTTAAAGAAGCAACAGTAGCCGATATTGGAACATACTTATTATATGTACTACTGGCCCAGTCTACATAACTCCAATAAAGAGTTGTATTGTATAATTGTGTATAATTTTTAATCCATTGCCCAGATAATTTATCCCAGGAGAACATGGCCCACTTTCCATTACTGTCAGTGTCCGATAATACCAATACAGTATAAGGACGAACTGCTAAAGTTGGCGCAATTTCATACTTGCTACCAGAATTAATTATTTGGATTGACACAACACTTCCATTGGCGTCAATTTCTGTTGTTATAACAGCATCAACTCCTGTATCATTAGGATGGACTATAATGCTAGGTGCTATTTTATAGCCAAAACCCGGATTTATGATTTCAACAGCTTCAATTTTTCCATTTTGTACAGTACAAGATAATTCAGCCTGCACTAACCGAACAGTACTTATAAGATCTCGAAGTTCTGTATCTTCGACTATTTGATCGTATTCATGGGAATATTGATCAGGCGGTGTTTCTTGAGAATTTAATTTATCAAAATTATAATTTCCGGTAATTTGATGAGAAATTAATACACTATTAGCGAACCCAATTAAATTACGTAATGCTTCTTTTCTATTAACAAACATACTTTGTCTAGGTCGAATATCAATTCCGTATGCTAATCTTTGAGATAACGCAGGATCAGGCACTAAGTTGCCAAGACTGTCGTGTCCTAGTAGACTATCGATTAATTTTTTCTCTAATAGAGTATTTGGTCGACTATCGGCGCTACCTTCTTGTAACAATAACCATTCAGTGTGTTTATTAATACTATTTTTAGTCTTATCAAATGCAATATTTAAACTGATATTATCAGCAACTAATTCTGTACCAATATTAGCTAAAGATACAGCCGAAGGAGCAAGTGGCGATAAAAATTTATAACCATAGCTTGTTGGATCAGCAATAAGACTTGCTACGTTGAATGCGCTTTTCCTTCTATTCTTTGTTGCAGGTATTGTAATTTTATTTTTAACCCAATAATAATAAAAATTAGTAAGAGAGCCTGATGAGGTATAAACTTGTTTTACAGCCATTACGCTTCCATCAGCATACTTAGGTTGGCCACTTATGCTTTCTACCAAACCCGCAGTAGTATCTGCTAATTTACTCCACTCACTAGGTAAGTATTTTGTTCCTACCCATTCGTATACATCAATAGTTGCCCCTGGGAAGAGTTTCCCCCAATTATTTCTTCGATATCTTAACTCACCTTGCTCGTACCACATGTATTTTACAGTGCTTAAATCCCACCATAATTCTCCGACATGTTCATCTAACCAACTAGTATTAGTATTAACATTTACTCCGGCGGACCCTATAGAATATATTGCAGGATCATACGATGATATATATTTTAATTCTTCTTTCGCTAGTCCTGCAATCTTTCCTTTAACCGGATCAATTATATCTAAGTAATCAACTACCGTTTGATTAAGTGTATCTATAAGAGAAATCTTTTGAAATTGATCAATGTCTACAGTATTTGGTTGCGTTCTTAATTTGTTCCAGCTATTAACCTTGCAATTCTTTTTAGTGAACTGGAAAAAAGATCCGTATTCAGTCGGAGAGGTAGTAGTAACAGGAAACGGTGATCCAACATATACTTCACAGTCGTCTACCTGTAAGCTGATTCCATAAGACGAACTAGTGGCCTGCTTAGGTGGACGTAACTCGTCGGCTAGTGCGAATCGATCGTATTGATTTGTTCTATTATAAACATAAACTGTTCCTGCATTTCCTATAAGATCGACTATTACTGTTTCATTTGTGTCAAAGGTTACTTGCCCAAAAGACGATGTACTATCAAACGTTGTATATTGAGGAGTATTTCCGCCTACCGCAGATATTACCAAATTATCTACAGAGGTATTACAGTCGATTGCTTGACCAAACTTCATTCCTCTTCCAGGGCGAGGATTAGTAATAGTTTGATTAATTACAAAAGTTCCCCCGGTGTTAGTAAAGACTGAAACCACGCCATAGGAATTATCTGAGTTTCGATGAGAGGGAGTTGATATAAACAGATAATCTCCATCAGGACTCATTTTTACTGCCGAGCCAAACTCGTCTTCGACTAAAAATCCCAAATCAGATCCGTTAATAGTTTGTAAAATAGTTAATGCGTTATTTGAATATTGATATATTGAGACAAAACCGGTACTTGTATATGCACCGGGCGCACTAATAGCTATATAGTTTGCGTTGTCTGACCCGCTTATTGAATAACCCCATAATGCTCCAGTCGATAAGTGCCCGGTATACGTAGTTGTTACTGCTGTGCTACCTGACCCAACTGTAATTGTATCTACATTACCCGGAGTAACAGGTCCTATATAATTTATCGACAATGCAGGTCCTGAAGAATTAACTATGTACGAATATACTGCCCCGGTGCCAGTAGTTCCGGTTGCAGGAGCACCCACTAACATTAGTTTAGTGCTGGTGTTATATTGTACAAAAAGCGAAGAACCAAATCGTTGATAGCTAGTCGATGCATCGGGGCTTAATAAAACAAATTCTGTTTTTTGAGTCAACGATCCTACCGAGTTACTGCTGATTTTTACAAGACCTTCTTGTACTAACGTAGACACAGTGCCGGTCCCGGTTGATTGTCTTAATCCGCCTATAGGAGAATTTGAAACTGTTGCTCCCGTTCCGGGGGCACCGACAAAAAATAATCCAAGGTGAGTATAGTTAAAGTTAATATCATCGTATACCATTGCCTTACCAGCCTCAATCGGATCTTGAGAATAATGATAAAATACTGGAGTATATCCGTCTTGATTAATATCGTAACTAAATGATAACTTAGTAGTTGAGCTAGATACATTATAGATAAAAATTTTGCCTGTAGAAGTTGTTACATTCAGAGTATTTGTAATAATTGAGTTATTTTGAGAAATACTAGTTCTTGATAAACTTTGAGATAATGTAACATCGGTACTACTGCTTAGACTAGAAAAACTAGAACCAAGTATAGTTAAAGAACTGCTAGCACTTCTAGAAATACCATTCTGTGTTCCAGATCCGCCTACGCTTCCGCCAATCTCAGGACTGGTATCAATTTGATCATATCCGTACGGAGCTGCCACCATTAAAATATCACTATTTTTTCTTTTGGCAATAGTTCTACCAAATTCTAAAATTGTCGGGCTTTTATTTTTTATCGAAGAAGATCGATAATTATTAATTTTTTGATATACCGCCCATTTTCCTGCTCCGTTATTATCGATCCATAATTTTGATTTATATGGCAATTTTAATAATGTATAATCATTGGGAATTTGAGAAAATGTTGCAAATCGTTGACTACTGAATTTAAATAATAATCCGGGAGAAAGCAATGGCTCATTAGTAATGCTTGATATGGCTGAAGAAACTGTAATTTCTGTAGGTGTTGGAATATCAAAAATACGATAAACTCCGTTAACTTGAGAATTGAACTGTGTGCAAAAAATTATATCGCCGACTTGTAAGTTGTGCCGAACATCCGTAGTAAATGTGATTGTATATCCAGGAGAACTTACATATACTCCAATTAATTTTACACCGGTATTTTCATATCTTAAAACATCCCAATCGCCGTTAATTTTAAATCCTACCCAAACAGTTGTTCCTTCAGGAAGAGAAGGATTCGCAATATCTAGTAAACTGTTTTCGTTATAAGCGGTAGCCGTAACATCATCAATTCTAACATATCCTGCTGTGTTTATTATTAAATTATCAGTACCTGTAGTTGTTGCAAATACTGAATTTACATTAAAATCTATAGGAGTAATTTGTAAATCTGTTGGAAGAATATGTACAGTTAAATCATTTTTATTCACAGGTTTTTCAGAAACGAAATTAAGGATTTGTGGGCTTTCTAAAAAAGTGCCTTCCATTAAAGGAAATTCAATTTCTTGATAAGTAGAAAAAGAACCAAAAGTACCAACTCTAAATGCCCATTCTTCTGAGAAATCTACCGATCCTTCCATATTATACATACTTGCTTTAGAAAGTTTCGATATAGAATTTTTTGTACCTTTTTCTTTAATATATCCTTGATAAAATTTATACTGTGCGATTGGATTACTAAAAATATTATTTAAATACGGGCGCGGAGTATAACCAGTAAGATGTTGTGCCATCTTTTGTTGGCCGGCGTCGAAGTTGTCTATATTTAAATTATAAAAATCCTGGAATTGATTAATTTTATAATCAAAATTTGGAATTAAGCTTGCTGTAGGTTTTTTGTCTAATAATATCCAGCCGTCTGCAACATTAAACGAAGAAGACCCGGGGATATTTTGTTTGGCTGAATAATACTTCCCGTTGACAGTAATAGTGTCTGCATAGACATAATCAACATACCGAGTCCATGGATAAATTTTTGCAGTATCGTAGACAAATCCGGGACTTGAAAAATCACCGTTCCATCCAGAAGTTCGTAATCCAGATAATTTTATACGCAGTTGTCTATACCCTGACTCTATGTCAAATATAGTATCATTAAACAAGCTAGTGTTGCGTAATACCATCCCGTGTTCTTTTTGTACAGGACGCAATATAGCAAAATAAATCCCTTGGTCGGTATTATTTGTAGATATAGTACAAATTTCATTTTCTCTATTTACAGAAAGATATTTTTGTGAGAACGGTTTTCCGTCAGCTCTTAAAATATTATATTCATAAAAACTATCAAATAAATTATCAATTACCGCGACCTTAGATTGAAATTTGATTCGATCAGCAAAAGGACTTAGTGTTATTATACTGTCATCGACCCAATTTTGACTAGACCAGAATAAGAATTCTTTTCCGGTAAAATTCCAATTTAAAATTTCCCCAACATCTGAATTATACTCGTCAAATATAAATCCTTGTTTTTCTAAATAATTTCCGTATCCTATGATAAAATCATAAACTTCCTGAACAGTTGAAAATTCTGTTCCGTAAGGAATTTTTGTAATTTTTGTTGAAAATCCTGTGGCACGTTGCACTGTGACACCACCTGTAACAGGTAATTCAGGAATTTGCACATACAACGATGAATTAAAAGATCCCTCAGGAGTATGACTAACTTTTACTCTATAATATTTGTTATTATAAAAAACAATCTGACCTTGCGTATAAAATAAAGTGTTTGTTGCCGATCTAGCTGTTGTAGTTTCGCTAGCTGATAGGCCGGTTGGACCTGCTGATGTAGCCGAACTCCATGTCACATAAGATTCTGAAATTCCGCCAACTGTAAGAGCCGAGGTAGAATTATTTCTTATAGGTAAATGTATGTTAAAAAATCCTTGATATCGATCGTATCCTTTAACTATAAATTTTCCGTTTGATTTTTGTATAACGACACCGCTGATATTTGCTGATCCTATTGGATTACTGATGTTTAAGAATAACGAATAATCTTCTTGTGGCAGTATTGCTCCAGGATCAACCGACGTTGGACTATATGCATCAATAGTAACTGTCATGTTATTTTTGTTTATAAAGCCACCTACTTTATAAAATAAATTAATATCAAAGTATTTTAAATCTGCTTTTAATTCGTTAATATAATTATTAGACCGCTGTTGTCCATATTCTGAAACATAAACTCCGTACCCGCTAGTTAATATTCCGTCATCTCCGTGAATTGCAATATTTTTAGGATTTAAAAATTGGCGTTTATCTCCGTACGTCCATTGTCCGGCTATATTAACATCTATTCGACTGGTATCGTACATCAAAGACGCATAGATAGCAGGTTTAGTTAATGCTAATAATCTTTGAATAGCAAACGGATAAAAACTGCTCTTACGCCATGATGTTTCTACAGGTCCTTGATTTCCAAATGCAAATGGCTGTCTTATAGAATATGCGGTGGTATTAAATGTCAACAATTGGTTAGGAGGAATTAATTCTCCGTACTGGTTAACTGGCAAGATATCACTCAGGCCCGGACGAGCATACGTTAAATTTCCGCCGCCTGATTCTATATAATCCCATAATATTTGGTTTCCGGAAGTATACGGAGCAGGACCGTATGTGATTTCCCAATCAACAGGTTTTTGAGATAAACCTAACATTTCCCAAGGATGCGTGTGCGGGCGATCAGTGTCGTAAAATAATTTATAGATACTTCTCCAATACCCAGATAATTGTACATGTCCGACGGTACTAACTGATCCTGAATAATTCCAAGTAAATGACTCGAATTCATCGAATGCGGCATTGGTAGAATAATATATACCAAAAATTCCAGCCCATCTAATAAAATCAGTTTCTAACACTTGAGTTATTTCTGTTAAAGAGTAGTCAGTATTTCTAAAATTGCCAGGCAACACTGAATTTATATCAAACAATTCTAGACGGTACTTTGTTTTTATATTGTTATAAATTCTTTTTTCTAATTCTAGAATAATTTCATCTCTATAATCGCCGTATGCGATTGTAATGCTACCATCGTGCCCTTGGATTACTTTTTGCGGGGTTATATATGTGTCGTCAATATAAATGCTAGGAACGAATGCCGGATATAGACCTAACTTAGTCGGAGTAGAAGGAATATAGCAATTAGAAGTATTTTGGTAATCATTAATTACAATAACATCCCCAACTTTTAAACTAATTAAAAATTCTACAGAAGAATCAAGTGGTACAAATATATAATCCACGTCAACAATTAATTGAACACCGTTAACATAAACTAGTATAGAACGTAAGGTTAATGTTGAAAGATCAAATGAATTTGTTAAAGGGTATATTGTATTTCTAGAATCTGTTACAGTCCATGTTCTTACAATTTTATCTTGTCCATACCCTATCATGTCTGACAATGAATATGATTCCACATTTATTTTATTTTGATTAATTTCAGCCATTGCAGTATCGACTGCTGAAACAAAATCAAGTTGGTTTGACTGCATCTGTATTTGTTTTAAAAATGTTGATTTAAACTGATTATATTTTTCGGCGGCATCTTGAATAGCATCTATTACATTATGATGTTTATCGCCGAGGAAAAGAAAAGCAAACGGTAATGGATTAGCATTCGAAATCAGTTGCGTTCCTTTTTGGTCGTTTAAATCTCTTAGATTATTTGATCCGGGGAAAGTTCCTGAAAAATTATCAACAGTTTCAATCATAGTTTTGACGTGATCAGTTATTTCGGAGTCTGTCATACTGCTAATAGGTCCGTTTAAAGGATTATTAGTTAACGATAACGGAAGTTGATAAAATCCAGATGTAGTTAAGATACTATTATTATAAATTTTAAATAACACGTTTGAATGTGCAGGTATCGGATTATTAAAATTTATAAAATAATTTACAGAAGTAGTTGACGTAATATAAGTTGCGGTAGATAACTTTTCATTATTAACATATACATCAACTGTAACCTGAGATGATGTAGGATTAGCGATTGCAGTTAATTGTATTTGAGAAGTCGAAGTGGTTGTAGTTTGAAATTGTAAAATAGGAATCTGCGAGTTTTTTGACTCTTCCCAAACGTTTACAAATCTATCGCCAGCCGGATCTGTGTATTTTAAATATGCAGTCGAAGTCGGTAATGTAGATAATACATTATTGTTTGAAATAGTAATCGTATTTGTCATAAAATAATTATTAAACAAATAACTTCCAACTCCTGCACTATTTTTATACTGAAGAGGGAAACCTAATACAGTGTCAGTCGCACCTGTACCAACTGCATAATTAAATAATCGATTTCCAACAAAATCTGATTGATAGTGCAACGGGTCACTATAACTATTTCCTACGTTATCAAATAAATCGAATAAGGGGAAATCATTGAGGGTCTGATGTTGCTGTGAAAAAATCCAATAATTTCCATCAAAATGCCAACTAGTTCCAGTATATGTATTTCCGGAATCGATTATAGTAGAAGAATTTATAGCAGGTCGATCAACTGCTAATAATTGTATTTGATAAACACCGGTTACTTTGATAAAATTAACTTTGTACACAGTGCTTCTAACTTCTTGATTTTTATCTGCGTTAAAAATTATTGTATTGCCTTGTTCTAATAATACACCATCTACATAATATCCCTCAGATCCTTCTATAGTTAAAAAAGCATCTATAGTATCTGTATCAATAACATCAATTTTAGAAATTCCAATAGTACCAAAATTATACAATTTAAGATTAGCATTAAATTCAACAATAGGACGAACTGCTCGATAACTAGAAGGGTAAACCGGAATAGTACCATTTACTTTAGCACTTGCAGTTATTACTTGAGAGTGTACCCAGCGGTTATATCTTGACCAGGTATTAAGATCCCGGCTGGCACGATTTATAGTAATATAATCAGGAGATGTTGCAAGAGATCTAGAATTATTAAAAGGAAATTTATCAAGAGGTGTGGTATCAAAATGTTCTACAAAATCCTCATTCATCTGAGTCGACACTTGTAGTTGATCATAATCAACTAAAACTATAGCAGTGCCGACTCCTTCGACATAATATATTTTATTTTGATATTCTTGAGAAACTATATCAGACGTAAATTGGATTTTCATTCCGTTAGATAATGCCTGCGTTGCAGTCGTGCCAATTGTTGTAATGTATGTGAATGTGTAATTTGTCTGACCTACGATATCGGTACTGACATCGATATAGTTATTAGAAGAACCGATAACAATAAGTTCAGGGCCCGTAACTAACCAATAATATTCCTGATAATTTGTAAATTTATCCCAATTAATGTGTGGGGTATATGAATATGTAGGAGAACTGTATAATTTATTAAAATTACCGTCTAAGCCAGTTTGGATTGAGATGCTGTTAGTCAGATCATCTATTCCGATAGCTCGTTGCACATTTCTTAATTCGTCGTAGACAATTAGTGCTGGACTAAATTGATAGTCTTTACGTAATTCTGAAACTTCTGGTATATAATTATCTGTTATAGAATTATAGTTTGGTGACAATTTGCTACCTATAAAACCATTAATCCTTTCTAACTGAGCTGGTTGAATTAGTTGATTAATCGTACTAGATAAAAATTTTTTATTTTTACCTGTTTGAAAATATTCGGGTAATAAGTTGGCTGAATTAATATTATCATTTGCCATTTTAATTTCCTGCGTTAGTGATTATCATTGTGGAGTTTAATTGGCTAGCAGTTATCGCATCAATAATTTCAATGTCGTCAATAGTTGCCACGCTTATAAAAATTTCATTACTGGCACATCCTATTTCATATAAACTTCCAAAATTATTAATTGTCGGGACTAGCACAAAATTAGTAATGCTTGGAGTCATTATATTCATCACATACGTTGCCAATTCGCTAAAATTAAAAGTCTGACCAAAGTCGCAGTTGTCTAAAGAAAAGAAGTAATTAATGCCAGCAAGAATCTGTGTTTTTAATTCGTTATCGCTTATCGGAATTGCGGGATTTCTTACTGCTTTAAATTTTGCTTGTAAATTTATGTTTGCTTTATTACCAAATAGAGGTTTGTAACATACAGGATGATACACTATTTCGTCGCTTATAGTTTTGATTGATTGTAACGCTGAACTAATAGTGTCCGATAATGCTTGACTAGTAGGCGGCTGCGGAGTTGAGCCACTTCCTGTAGTTACCCAGTTTCTATAAGCATTATTGTAACTAGCAGTTAAAACGTAAATATCCATGATATTGCTCTTTCCTGGATCGATGCGTCTTTCCTCGCCACTATTGTGTACATAGTGGAATTTTAGACCAGCACGGCCGGGATAGGCAAAATATGCCGGCTGATATATCCAGCCGTATCCGGTGTCATAATATTGTTGCAACGAGTAGAGTTTAACTACATTTAATAATGGATCACTAAAATAATATAATTGACCATCAACTGGCTCAACAATGTCTGTTTCGACTGTGGCAGATGTTGCTATAATTGGAGTTACAGTTTGATTAACTAGTTTGTATCTTAACCCATCTGATAATTTTTGAAAATATACAAAGCTAGACGAATCTCCAACAATGTTTGTAAATGTGTCTGGTTCAGCGATTTGGCCAGAGTTATTATAGTCGTAGAAACTAACTAATACCTTAGACGGTTCAATATACCCGTCGGGCTCGATAATATAGTTGTCTATTTGTAATGAATAATCTTTACTGAGACTAGTTGATGTGGTGGGATTTGTATTAAACGACAACACATCCACTTTATCTTTTACAACAGTATTTGTTGTATAATCAAAATTCACATCTGTAGGATCAATATAAAATCCTGTTTCGCGCTCGCTTTCAAAGACGTAATTAGTAGATCTGTATAGCACTTGATATTTGTTCCCTTGCCATACAAAGGCTACAAACCAACTCGAATCCAAATTAGCAGAAGTAGTATCGCCTTGGTAATCTAAAGAAAAAGGATTTGTTAAATTTAAATTAACATCGGATATAATTCCCCAAGTTCTAGTAATTTTATTAAAACTTAATCCAAAATTCTTTTGAATTAAACATAAGTTAACTAACTGCATTTCAAATTTATACGAAAATACAGTGTCGAATACAGGTATAATTTCAACAGGAATATATCCGCTAGGTATAATATTACTTAAAATTATAGGACCAGTTCCGTCATCTAATGTTCCTTTACCGTAATTACTACCGTTTCCGATAACCTGAACTACAGTAGACCAAATATAGTTACTGCCATTTAAATTTTGAAATTTAACTAGTGCGCCCGGAGTTACGTAGTATAGGTTAGTCGAAATTCCTATACCTACGCTAAGTGCCAGTAAATTAGACGCACCTAAATTTTTAAAGTATCCTCGAGAGCTTCCAGAAACTTTGTTTACCTGAATCCATGACAGATTTAAATGAGCTAGATCTGCTCTAGGGTATTGATCAAAATAAAATGATCGCATCGCCGTTGACTTAACAAGCGGTTCTAGTTGTTGTTTAATTACAGCTAAAATATCATTCTTAGTATTAAATGTAAATTCGAAATTTGACTGATGTTCGTTTTTATAAAAAATTCCGTCGGCTGCAAATATATTAGTTTTACTATACTTGCCACTAACGTCACTTAATTCAAAATATTTGCTTGTTCCGCTAACAACACGAGCTATTGATTTTATTTTTAGTATATCGGTGCCAGCAGTTAATGGCAATATATTATAATCCTCGCCAGTGACCATTCTATTTTGTGTATAATATGCCTGAGGAGCTTTTTGTCTTATACTAGCAGTTGACTCCGCAGGCGAACTGTTTGAAACTGTATATTGTAAGCCCAATACTAATGTCAATGTTTGGCGTTGCCCGTTTTTATTAACGTAAGGAATAGTTACAGATACTCCGGTCATTTGTTCAGGTTTAATATTATAAGCAAGCCCATTGCTTTGTCGATATAATAGATTAAATGTTCCTTTGGGTAAATTTCCAAAACTACCGTCAGCAAAGTTTAAATCAATTTGATCTTGATCTCGAGTAGTAACACTGTAAATGTTTCGTTGACTAGTATCTAGACTATTATATATAATATTGTTACCGATTAAATTAGGAACAGGGGTCCATAAAGTATTGTAATTATTATTACTATCTAATTGCCATAACCAAACATCGGTATTGTTAATATCTGTTATATTAATGCCGATTAATTCATTGGGCACAGGGCTAGTAATAGAAAATTTTGACAATCCTAAAGTTCCTTGACGGAAATGAACAAAAAATCCTGTGTTACCGCTACCCGAACCTTGGTTATCATTTTGATATAAGAAACTAAATTATCGCCAGGTCGAGGAGCGGCTTCATAAACTGTCGACGATTGACTAAACGTACAAGGAACTATTTCAAAGTTCATCGGAGTTCCGTTTATACTTTTATTGAAAGAAAATATAGGAACATTTGTATTGCTACTGTTAACTGTATACTGTTCTGTTAAGATTCCATTTATAGTCTGTCTTCCTGTCGGAGTTCCGAATGTGTAAGAACCGGGCATACTTGAATTTAAAATAGTTAAAAACTGATTATACCAATTTTTATTTGTAGAATCGTTCCATCCAACAACGGTATTTGATAAATTATTTCCGCTAGAATCATATACATTATCAGTTGTTGACACGGCAGTTATTTTAAGAAATCCGTTCGCTGGCACATTTCTTTTAGGAGCGTAACTAATTAATTGTGCAAGTTGTAGCACACTATCTCGCCGGCTAGCAGTTTCTAAAAAGTTTTCACGTGCATTTAAGTCAATACGAAAACTTAAATTTTGACCTAAGTAAGCAATTAAATCAATAAGAGCAACGTATTCGCTACTATCAATATAGTCGTTAAAATCTTCAGGATAATTTTGCTGAAGATATTCAATCATTACTCGTCGAATGGTTTCGAAGTCGTAACTTTGAAAGTCAGCATTACGATAACTTTGATAGATCTTAGTCCAATTTTCTGCTACTAATAGTTGGTTGTTAGTTGATGGGATCATAATTTTTTTATTCTGTTATACCTATTTATTTTATATTTTATATAGGTATATTATTTGTTTACTTGAAGACCTATTTTTTGATTAAAGTTTAGCTTTAATGTAGTAGACTGAGTCGTTCCCTTTAATAACAATGTTAATTCTAATAGATATCCTTGCTCGTACTCGTTTAAATTTATTTCTACAACAGTTACCCTCGGATCACTATTACATATTTGTGTAACATCATTAACTAATGCTGTTCTTACGGAGTCAGTTAACGGTTCCATTAATAAATTCCATATAATACTGCCGAATTCGGGATTCATTACTCGTTCCCCCTTCTTAGTATTGAATTGATTTATAATATCTTGTGTAACAAGATTGAGATCGTACATTCTAGTATCAGTTGTATTACTGTTTATAGAACTAAATCCTCGATAAAATTGACTACGTTGAACCGTATTCTGAGGTTTGTTTGAATTGTTTGTAATTATTAAATTTTTATATGGCATGATAGTATTTATTTTACAAAATTCTGTATCTATTGTCCAATAAGTCGTTTTACAGCCTGGGCAACAACAGCTGGATTAACCGGATGTAGAGGCGGGTCTTCTCGGGTACTGGCTTCAAAAGTTACCGTTTGATCTCCGTTTGCACTGGCGAAATCTGTTACTATTTTGGCAGGGATTTCATAATGAGGAACTAACCATATATATCGTTTTGCGTTTAACGCTATTCTTATTTTTTTCAAATTGCTGAGAAGAAGTTGTTGATTTGCTGGGGTTTGAGAAGTTGGGAACTTTATTCCTATATCATTACTACCAGCACTAACTACCGCAATACCGGCACCGACTACAGCGGGAACATAATCAGTTAAAATTTTAGGAGATCCGGCGCCTTTTAATGCACTAACTTTTATACCTTGAATTAATTTTTGAAGGGCTTCGCCGACTCCAACTGCAATACTATCGCCAACTACTACTACAGATCCGGTAGATGTTGATGCAGTTGTAGATCCCACATTCGGTATACCATTTTCATATTTCTTCATGTAATAATCAAAAGCGGCCTGTCTTTCTGGCAAATGCGAGTCTTTGCCGTTACTTCCTTGAACTAATGCAGTTACCGCAGGACAATTTCCCCAAAATTCTACAGTGTCTACATATTTAACTCCTAACTTTTCCATGGTAGGGTTTTGAAAATTTCTAGGTTTGAACTTATTAAAATAGAAAAAAACTCCTTTGGCTCCCCACTCTGGTTGTTCTAATAATTCAGGATTTGCCACAAGGTCGATCGCTCCTTTATAGTAATCAGAAATTGCTTTATAAAGTTTTTTCCCAGTACATTGGAGGAATCCGCGTCCTTTATATTTTAAACCGTCTCCGGGCTGATCATTACCTAAGCCGCTAGAATTTTCATACCTAGCAAAATATGCATCGTTGCCAAACTCTTTTAAAGTTGTAAACCTAGCAGATTCAATTTTACACTGAGCCATCCACGCGGCTAATTTTGTTTTTTCTTTTATGCCGCCTGCAATTAAAGCAGATTCTAGATATTTTTCTAAATCTCCTGCTTTTCCGGACGTAGGCGGTGCAATAGGAGTAGTATTAGTGCTATTATCTATACCTTCGTTAGTGGGATTAACAGTCGGACTTGGATTTGGAGAAGTTTGTACACTAGTATTATTAGTTGTAAATCTCGTAGGATCTGTATTTTCGTGATGATCCCATGGTTCGTGTGTTGGGACTCGCAACATGATGCTGGTAATATTACCAGCCTTATAAAATTTACCATTCTCCCAACTTGACGATGCGGCACTTCTATAAGGTAATTCAAATCTCGCTAGAGTAGAAGGAGTATCGGGTGATGAGGCCGTAGTTGGTGCAGGACCATTAATATCTACCTTACTACCGGCTACAATAATATTACCGCTTGCACCAACACTTAATTGTCCGCCCGCAGTCATTCTCATTTCTCTGCCGCTACTTAAATTATAAACACCGCTACTTTGCATATTGATATCGGAACCTGCTACTATATTGTATGCTCCACCGTAACTTTGTTTACTAGTTCCATTTACTATTATGTTATGTCCAGCAGTAACTTCTGTAGACATATTGCCGTTGACTGCAATGTTAAGATTTCTACCTGCTTCAAAATTAATGTCTCGGTCAGCTAGAAAATTAAAGTCGCCTTCTGAATGTATGCTTATACTGTCTTGAGCATAAACGTCAATTTTGCCTCGACTAGTCATTTCTATCCATGCTGTGCCTTTACTATTGGCAATATAAATTAAATCGTGACTATTGTGTAAAAGGATTTGATGGCCGGTTCTAGTTCTTATACGGACTAATTCGTTTTGACCATTTATGTCGCCGTCGTCCATTACAAATGAGGTTCCGCCTAATCGAGTAACTGGAACTTGTCGTATTTCGTCGCCTGCATATCCTAAGGTACCCTGTTGCGCTCCTTCGCTTTGATCAAGAGGTCCAGGAGTAGATATACCGAAAACACTACTCGGATGTTCTCTACGAGCAGAACTAGAAGTTACCCCTCTAACTGTGTCTAATAAAAGACCCTGTTGTAATAATCTATCAGCGAAAGGATGCACAGGTTTTTGAAACGTTTCTACATTTGGGTTATCTAATTTTTTTGATTTTTTATTAAATTCTGCAACAGGCAGAAGTTCGGTACCATATTTTCTTTTTTGATCTTCAGACATTGCAGTTTGTTTACTAGCCGCAATTCCGGGAACCATATGATTTTGAAAATTGTCCTGTACGCATCCCATCCAGTATCCTTGATTAGGATCACCATCAATAAAAATACACAATACCTGCGTGCCAATATCTGGTGGTACCATCCACATGCCGTAACTTTTTTGTACGTGCTGAAAGTTTGATTCGTCGGTTCCTTCGAATCTTACTGACATAACTCCGTAAAAAGGACTGAGATATTTTACAATATAAGTGTCGGCTTGATGAATAATACTATTAGGAACTCCCTTGAGTAATGCTACTTCAAGGCGACCCATAAAAGTAGGGTCTAAGTGATTCGTAATTTCTGCTAAGAACGGGCCCGAACTTGGTAACGGACTTCTTTTTCTAGTTTCCCAACCCATATATTATCCGCCTACTAATTTTTGCAGTGGGCTCAACGCCGCCGTTGAACCAAACTGTGTTACAACAGAACTACTTAAATCTGCCGACGACGGATTCCCTAAAAATCCGCCAGTAACAGCGTTTATGCTTGCCTGCGACGATTCAACCGATCCCGCATATCCAGTAAGGCTAGGGAGTCCTGACATATATTGTGATAATTTATTTCCTGTAATAATCAAATCTGCTCCGTAAAATTGAGTTTGGCCTGCCCCATAAGTTATATTCATATTGGCATTTTGCTGATTAAGAGAATTTACACCGTTGTCAAATAACACTTCACTAGTTCTCGGAAGTATAAGATTATTTACGTCTACAGACGGCTGGTTGGTAGATAAATCGGATGTGGTGCCCGGTGCTACAGTATACGGAGCAGTTGGAGGTAAGTTAGGCAAGGTATCAACAGAAAGATTATCTAATATAACTCCCTGTGCTACTGCTGTTTGTAAATTAACCCCTGTTGGTAATGCATTAACAATATTAGATATCTCAGTTGATATTAAACTTGAAAAGGAATTTGATAATCCTGATAATTGAGAAGTATTAATTCCAACTTGTTCGGCTAACGATTGTGGGTTGATAGGATTTCCGCCTATTAGACCTGAATAATTAGTCGGTACTCCTGTTAATCCATTTAAACTATTATTATATGATCCGACGCTATTTAAACTAGTTGGTATTCCTCTGATTGCAGAATTAACTGATTCATTAGCGGCTGCGGATGCTAACCCTAAAACTCCAGCTTGATCTTTAGGAGACATATTTAATGCCGAATTAATTTTTTGAGATGTAAGACCTTGTACGTATGATTGCGGATTTATACTTGCAATTTGTTCAGCTTTTCCTAAAGCACTAGAAGCCGCTAATAAAGCATTGATATTTTTTTGAGAATTGATTCCAATCCCCGAACCTAATATTCCTGTTTTAGCAACCGCAGTGGCTGCTTGTTGGGAAACTAATCTACTGGCCATTGAGGATACTAAAGGAGATAGCCCTGCATCTCTAAATACTTCATTTGATACGCTACCGGCAATAAAGGCAGATTGACCAGCAAGATATCTATTGTTTAATGAATTACCTATATTAATTAAATTTATAGCACTACCTAATGTAGACTGCCCCAATCCAATTAATCCAGAAGCTTGCATTCTGATTCCCGAAGCTAGTTGATCAACTCCTCCGGGGATAGCCCCACCAAATAATGCTGATCCGTTTGCAGTTTGTAAACCTAATCCGTTAGCTACTGCACCGCTTACTTGATTTAATACTGGATTAGATGTTCCTCCTAATCCACCCACAGCGTTAGTAAAGTTGCTAGGAACTCCGGGTAGACCCGGATTCGGAAAACCGCGACCTAACGTTGATTGCAAATCAAAAGAGTTTGGTCTAACTCCGCCAACAAGTGAGGCAGCGATACCGCCAGCTTGTGCTGTAGATCCCGGCGTTAACGGATTAATTGCAATCGATTCATTTTCTGGATTTGGAATAGTTGATATAGCACTCGACAACGCAACTGGTCGAACAGACCCATCTTCTGCATATTGTCCAGGCTGTCGAATAAGTGACAATGTTTGTTTAAAGTGTCCGTCTTTAAAAACACTTCTAAGAGTAGATACCATAAAAATACCACCAAACGGTACTTTCTTTGCATCAAAGTACATAGTGCCGCCTTGTTCAAGGGTATTGTAATCTATTGGATTATTAAATGTAATTGCAATTTGTACTTGCCCTCGGTTAGTTAAGACTTCCCCGTCAACTGTTGTGTTTGTTTCTTTTTCATCTATTTTAGGATCATAATTTCCAATCCCGCTGGTAGACAGATAATACGGATCCCCGATAATTTCTATTTCAGCAGTAGTCAGTGCAACTTTATTTTGTATAACGGCATTATGAAATGTTCTTGCCATTGCATAGTAAGCACTATCCTGTGGTTGTCCAGCATTAGGGGTATTGTTAACAATAACAAGTGTTTGCTCAGGGGCTGTTCGTAGCACAGGGGTAGGTGATTGGCTTGCTAATTTATTTTCAGTATTATCTTTATTAACTACAACTTGAGGATCTCCATTTGAACTTGCAGAATTTCTTCTTGCCGGTTGACCGGTATTTCCATTCATCATGGCTATTGCCTCGTAATATAAATTATTATATTCTAATTTAAAATTTGTAATATCAACATTTTTTCCCATATATATATAATTGTACGCTCGAGATACTTCAGGATTTAAATTTTTCCAATCAATTGGCAATGCCTCGAATCCGGGAATTTTTGAAAAATGTACTTTATAAGGATGCACAACATAGGTGAATTCTTGAAAAGGTTTTTTAGAATGTTCGTCTATTTCCTTTAAATCTTTTACATCTATTCTAATCATAAAATAGTCTATCATACCAGACTTGTCAATGTGTGATTGCGGGTCTTTCAAAATATTTTTTGTGTATTCGCTGTCTCTTATCACCGATGAAATAATTTCATGTATGTTTGTCTGGTCGCTAACATTAACCTGAGCATGACTGGTATACGGATTGGCTTTATTTTTTTCAGGCGAATCTGTCTGCTCGGCTGGAGTTGGTTTTGGTTTAGTTTTTCCTCCATACGCATCCTGTGTTGTATTATTTCCAGGATTCAAAAATGAAAAAAGAACACTATCTTTTAGATTATCAGCTATCTTAGCCTTAGCGATAGGCTGTTCTGCATCTTTTGCCGAATTAAAAACTAAACCATCTTTTTTGTCCCACGCAGGAAAAGCAATTTTATACGTATCGTGTTTTGTTTGATTTCCTGATTTACTGTGATCATCAGATTGTGCAATTTGTTTGTTTAATTGAGACATTAAGTCTGTTAAAATTTCATAAACAGTGCCGCCTTTCATGTTAACAGTTGCTTTAAGTTTATTAGGATTTCCAAAAGCCCTATCGTTTATGGTAGTAAGTTGACATTTATAAATTGTACCTTTTTCATTAACTTCAATATCAACTGTACTAAATTTTATAGGAAAATACCTAGCATGTTTAGTAAGTTGTTGAGGATTCGGAAGATCTTGATTGTCAGGATATCCTACAAATTCAATTAAAAGAACATAAGACGAAGCATTATAATTAGGATACCCTGCAGATACTGCCGCTACTTGAAGTGCTTCTAAAAACCCGTTCATACTATACGGTTCAACTACGGTAAATGTCATACCATTGGCTAGTGAAAGACCGTTTGCACTTCCGGCGGATATCGTACTATCAATCGTCAACTCGTCGATGTACATATCAAATCTACCAGGACTAGACGTATTGAATTCTTCAACTAAACCTACTCCGGCTTGTGCAGTTAACTGTGCTACTGAACTATCATATTCTTCATCTGTTTCGCCGTAAGCCGTAAGGCCGATCTTTTTTTTCTGCTCATCTGTTAATGTTATTGAAGATATTTTGCCTCTATTGCCTTTTCCTTTAGATGTCAGTACGACCCTTTCTAATTGTTTGCCTCTATAGTTTGTTGGATCATTGGCAGAATCAGCATCTAATGCGGCCAATGTAAAATTATAAGTGTAAGATCGATAAGAGTTTAAAACATTTGAGCCCGATGTTTTTTTATAGTCAAGATTTTCAACATAAGTAGATGCAGTATTGGTGGACGTAGTTGCTGTTTTTTGTTCAACTTCCGGCGAAGCATCTTGCATGGACTTTTTTGTACTGCTGGTCCCTAGTATTTCGGCTTTTTGTGCTTCAATAGCTTTATATTCATCAGATCCCACAACAAATCTTTTTTGTGCTAACTCAAGAGCATATAAATTTTGTTTTTTTTCGCCAGCAACGTTAGCCGCGTTCACAATAGGATTTAATTTGCTATCAGCTGCCATATTATATTCCTAATGCTGTTTTTATGGTGGTAATTTTAGGTAGATAAATGTGCAATCCCGATTTCATACTATAGATAGGATCGTTAATTACAGAAGGGTTCCTAACAGCAAATACCCACCATAGATTAACATCTCCATATAAATCATATGCTAATAAGTCGGGTCGATGTTCGTAATTTTTTGTTACATTGAATAAGATATCATCTCTTTCGGCAGGTATTTGTCTATATGTTAATACACCGAGGTACCCATTTGTTATCGGAGTTGTATAATAAGGACTTGAATTTTTATAAACCGGCATTATAGATATCCTTTGTTGTTGAGACTGCCATTAAGATATTCGGTAACATTATAATTTAATATTTCCTGTCTGCTGTAAATAGGTATGCACGTAACGCTTATTTCAGACAGAGTTGGCACTTTTGTTTTTTTATAAAGACCGTAAAAAGATTCACTACTTTTGTTTGGGGTAAAATAATCAACACCGTTTGGTAATTCCAATCGAAAACTATTTATTGCTACGGGCACGTTGTTGAACATATACTCTCCCCAAGCATCTAATCGACACACCGGCGGAGGACTACCGGCGTCTGGATCATTTCCCCACCGCATTTTAGTTAATGCTCTTAGTAAATGAACCGTTGCCAAATATACTCCTGCATCGCTGTCATTTTGTACAGAAAATTTACCGGTAATTGTTATAGGACCCACTGAACTATTTTTATAAAAATATTGTGTATAATTACTGTGAATTGGAGTTTGAGCCGAGTAGTCTGCTTTATATTCTTGGCTAACAGTAGGCGTATATGGAAAAATAATTGCTTCTAAATTTTGTAATTCGCCATTTGAACCGGAGGTGTATGGGGTGAAATACTTAGTAGGTACACGAATTTTTACACGAGTATCTGCAACAAGTTTATTTCCTATAGTATTAGTAACGTTAACAATAGGCGGTGGTGGTGGTTCAGGTAAAGCTCCAGAGCCAGCTTGGCCGTCGTTGGTTCCCGACGCGGGCGGTTTAACTATAGGTGGAATTTTTGGCGGTGGAAGTGGTGGCGGAATAGAGTTAGCTTCCCAGCTTCCCGAAGCTCCACCACCGCCAAATAAACCACCACCGCCTAGTAATCTAGCAAATAAATTTTCCATTAACTATTTCCTGTATGATAAAAATCATATCCTGTCCTTTGCTATATTTACCATTATAAATAAGTGCTCAGTTTATAACGGTTGACAGCCAATATTTCTGTGCTACAATAGAACATAAGGAAAAAATAATAATGACAATGCTTCCAATGTTACCAAAAAAACAAAAATATCTCAATAATAGGGATTTATTAATAGAAATACACAACAGTAAATGCACATATTCTAGTTTTACCAAACAAGAGTACAGCCAGCATGACATTATACTAACCAGTTTAGATAAAATCAATATTCGAACCATAGCAGAAGCGAAACGAGCTCGTGCTAAACGCATCGGACTCCACACATTTGCACAAGCTCGAGCCAACGGCGATAAAAAAATTAAGCTGTTAGAATGCACTCCGGACTATAAAACTATTCTAAAAACAGATATTGTTATTAGGATTATGACATATGACCATATTCCATTAGCACCGGGTCGTAAGAAAACTACTAAAACTCGGGCTGATAGCCACGATAAAATAAATTT